TTAGCATTCTTGAGTTTGGACTAGATGCTTATATCAATAATAGAGAAGCAGGAAATATGCTTTTCTATAATAATGGCTCTGAGCGGATGAGAATCAACAGCTCAGGGCGGTTGCTGTTAGGTACAACCAATGAAGGTCATGCAGACGCTGATAATTTAACTATTGCCGATACCTTAAAAACTGGTATTACCATAAGGAACACAAACGTAGCTGGTGATGGTGCTATTTTCTTTAGTGATGATGGAACCGGTACTGGTGAATATTCTGGATTTATTGAATATGGTCACAGTGGTGATTATATGCGTTTTGCAACCGCTTCTACCGAACGGATGCGTATCGACAGCTCAGGCAGGGTTGGCATTAATAACAGTTCTCCAGCAGCTACTTTATCCGTTGACGCTTTAGCCGGAAATTCTACCGTTTGTTTACTTAAGAGTCCAACAGTTAATGCATTTTTGCAACTAGGAAATAGTTCTAATGATCAGGGATATTTAGGGTATCAATCAAGTAATTTGACTTTTTATACGGCTGGCTCCGAGCGGATGCGAATCGACAGCTCAGGAAATGTGGGAATTGGCAGTTCTGATCCCACTGGAGATGGTTGGTCTGCTGCTAATAATTTAGTTATTAATAGCACTGGCAATAGTGGAATGACTATTAAGTCAGGTACATCTAGCTTTGGGCAACTTGTTTTCAATGATGCTGCAGGCGGTCTTAGAGGATT